CAGGGCCCCGACGTTCGCGCCGCCCGAGGCGACGCGACCGGGCGTGCCCGTGTCCACGATGACCAGGTCCCCGGCGGTGATCGCGGCGCCGGCCTTGACCTTCACCACGCCGCTCAGCAGGACGACCGGTACGACCTCGCCGTCCGTGGTGACGTCGGTCCGGGGCTCCTCGCCGAGGACGCCGACGATGACCTGGTTCACGGCCGAGGCCTTGACGACCTTGCCGACGTTGCCGTCGTTCTCGACCGCAAGGACCTCGTACAGGTCGCCGCGGAGGTCCTGTCCGGCGATCATGTTGACCGCCCTTGTGCTCTGTGCAGAAGCCATTTGTCTTCTCCTTGTGTGTCGGTGCCCGCCCGGCCGGCCTGCCGGCCGCCGGGCGGTCTGTGTGTTACGGCCGGGCGGTCAGTTGACCGACTTGGCGTAGAGCTCTGCGCCCCTGTCCGTCTTCAGGACGGCGCCGTAGGCCTGCTCGTACGTCACGCCCTTCTCCTTGGCGTGCTCCTTGGCCAGGGTGTCGAGCTCGCCGTCGGGCGAGCCGACCGCCGGGACGATCGAGGTGCCGTGGCTCTTGAACGCGTGGGACAGCGCCACGTCGTTCGCCTTCAGGGCGTTGTGCGCCGCGGCGCGCTGCGCCTGGTCGGGGATGGTGTCGATCGCCTTGAGCATGGCCGCGCGCTCCTGCACGGTGCCGGGGAGGTGCTTGAGCTCCATGCTGGCCCGCTTCTCGAACTCGGCGTCCTGCTGCCGCTTGCGGAGCTCGTCGTTGTCCTTGCGGAGCGCGTCGTTCGACTTCGCCAGCGCAATGACGGCGGCGCCCGCCGACTTGCGGAGTTCGACGCCGTCCACGGTGGTGTAGGCCACCGGGTCGCTGTCCTCGGCGGACTTCGCCGCCTTCGCCACGATGGCCCGGCGCTCCTCCGCGGACTTGCCGAGGAACTCGTCGGCCGGTGCGCCCTCGAGCGTGCCGAGGTGCGCCTTCTCGGCGTCGGTCAGCTCGGCGACCTTGGTCGCACGGGCCAGCTGCGCCTGGAGCTGCTCCACGGTGTGTCCATTCTTCTGGGTGGTGTCGGTCATCTGGTCCTCCTTGTTTCCGACGTCGTCGTCGTCGCCGGCGACGCCGGCAGACTTGAGGAGGCCCGCTAGCCGGCCCTCCGTTGGAAGCATGTCCGTCGCCTTCAGCGCCGCGGCGCGGCGTCCGATGTGCGCGGCCACTGCCGCCTTGTCCTTCGCCCTGCCGAACGCCTGTATGGCGTTCTTGAGGTCTGCCTTCGTGGCGATCGGGAAGCTGCCGTCCTTCATCGCCGTGCCGGCCGCTGACGCCGAGCGGCGCGCCTCGGCGCCGAACTCGCGCTTGCCCACCATCTCCGCGACCTCCTCGGCCAGCCGCCCTGCGGCCATGGCCATGAGGGCCTGCGTCAGCTGGTCCGCGTCCACCGCGTGCCGGTGGCCGTCCGAGGCCCCTACGGTGATGCCGCCGTCCTCCGCCACCACCCACGGGTGGTCGTGCCCGTAGGTGTCGTCGTCCGGCCGCTTCGAGTGGCCCGTCTGGCCGCCCGTGCCGTGTCCTGGCCTGAAGTGCACCGAGTGCTGGTGACCCTCGTCCTCGGACGTGAGCAGCACCAGGGCGTCGCCCTTCGCGATGTCTGTCTGGGTTACGGCGTCGGCGCGCTTCATGAGCGCGACCCTGGCGCCCTCCTGGGCGGGGACGTCTACGCCGCTAATCTCGTTCATCTTGAACGTCCGCATGATGCGCCGGCGCCTGTCGCGCGGGGGACCAGCATTCTCGCTCCCGGCCATCTTCAGTCGACCTCCTCTTCCTCGCCGCGCCTGCCGCCTATCGAGAAGCCGGTGAACTCGCCGAGCTGGAATTTCTTCAGCACGTCCGCGGACGGCTTCATGGCGATCATGAGGCCAGTGCGGGGCGAGCTGACGCCGAAGGCCTTGGCGACCTCCGCCGTCATCGGCCACGCGAAGACGACCGTGCCGGCCTCCCCGCCGCGGTGCATCTCGCGGGCCACGCGGCTGTTCAGCATGAAGTCGGCCGCGGCCTTCAGCATGCTGTCGTCGGGCACGTGGTCGCCCTGCAGGTCGAAGTACGGCTTGCCGCCCTCCGTGCACACGATCGCGTAGCCCATGACGAGCCCGAGCGTGTCGTCCACCTTGACGACCTCGGCCCGCAGCTCGAAGTCCTCCTCGCTCCTGCCAGTCATGCCTTTTCCCATGTAACGCGCCCCGCCGGGACCTGGCCTCACGCGACCCTGTAGATGGCCCAGGCGTTCGCGGCGGTATTCCGCGCGCGGAACGTGCCCGCAGCCGTGGGCAGGGTCGCGCCGTCCGCCGACGGGTGCACGCCCATGTAGCCGACGAGCGTCAGGCCGGTGTCGGTGGTCAGCGTGACGATGTCGGCGGCGCCGCCGAGGTTGATGAGGGTGAAGTCTAGGCTGTCGCCGACGGCGAAGTCCGGCTGCACGGCGAGCACCGCGGCGGAGATTTCTGTGCCGGTCGGGAACTGCAGGTTCTGGGCGGCCGTCGGCGTCTTGACGTGCATGCCGCCGAGCAGCTGCGCCTCCGTGAGGTCAGTCTCCGTGGTGCCGGTCGTCGGCGCCGGGTACCTGCGCAGCGGCGGCGCGCCGTCGGTCGGGCGCACGATGACCTCGCCCGACACCGTCGAGCCGCCGACCATCGTGGCCTTGGCGTTCGGCCCGAACTCCACGGGCGCCACGAAAAGTTGGTCGTCGCGGTGCTTCGTCTGTGCCATCGGGTCCCCCTGTTTGGCCTGCGCGCATGAATGATGGATTACTCGGCAAGCTTAGCGCGAGCCGCTCGCGCGGGTGACCAGCAGTTCGCCGTCAGGCGCGCTCCATCGCCGCCTCGACGGCCGCTATGCCCTCGTCTACCACCGTGTCGACGCGGTCCCCGCATAACCACACGCGCGTCTTGCCGTTCGACAGCTCCTCCAGCCAGTCGATGTGCGCCAGCACGAACGTGCGGCCCCTGCCGCCGTTGTGCAGGCGCACGAGGCGCACCGGCGCCGGCGCGGCCAGGGTCCCCAGCGCATCCGCGATGTCGGACATGAGTTGCTCCATGGTAGGTGCCGGGGCCCGCGGCCTGTCGTAACCCATCGCTTCACTCCTGTGGCGCGTCTATCCTCGTGGAGAGGGCACACCTGCACTGCACCGTCTCGGACGCCGCCGCGTTCGGGTCGCCCGGGTGCATGATCGGGCCCGAGTGGCCCTGGAACGGCTCGCCCGGGGGCCTGCTCTCGCCGTCCAGGCCGGCGTGCGACGACCGCACGCGCTCGTCGTGCGCCGTAACCCACGTCCTCGCCACCTGGCCGGGGTCCAGGTGGCCCTCGTCGTAGGCCTGCCTGTACGCCTCGTCGTTCGCCGAGTGCACGGCGCGGAGGGCCTCCGTCCGGCCTATAGTCTCGGCCCTGTACTTCACGTACCTGTCGCGGTAGCGGCCGACCATGCGGTCCACCTGCTCCTGCGTCAGCGGCTCGCCCGACCTTATGGCGTTCTCCACGGTGCGGTCGAACCGCGCGTCGCGCAGGCGGCGCGCGAGGGCCTCCCTCGACCCCGTCTCGAGTAGCTGCCTGTACCTGATGACCGCCTGCTGCTGCCTCTGCGTGAGGCCCACGCTGCTGCGGAACGCCCTCGCCTGGTCGCGCGGGTTGAGGCCCCGCTGCACGCCGTCCACCATGGCCGCGCGCGTGGCGGCGCGCTGCTCGGCCGAGAACTCGCGGATGAGACGCAACCGCTCCTGCTGCATGACGCGCACGGCGCGCTCGTTGACCTGGTCGAACGAGACGACGACCTCGAGCGCGTCGGTGAGGAACTGCGCCGTGCTGCGTCCGGCCAGCGTGAACACCGCCGCCGCCTCGTCGGCCAGCCTGACCGCGCCGAAGCGGGCCGCGGCCTCCAGGGCCTCGTCGAACCGGCCGAGCTCTATCAGCTCCGCGAGCTCGTCCAGGCCGCGCATCTCCTGGGCGGCGACTATGGCGCTGGTCAGCGCGTCGCGCAGCCGCGGCTCCGCCCGCGCGACCAGGGCGATCAGCCGCGACGCTGGGTCAACCGCCGGCAGCGCCACGGCGTCGCTCCATTATGCTCGACAGGTCGCCGCGCAGCCGGGCCGCGTGGCACCGCCTGCACACCCTCTTTATCGGGCGGCCGGGGCGGTCGCGGTCCGGCACCTCGGCGGGGTGCTCCCCGCACAGCTCACACGTCTTTCGTGCCATCGCGTCGCTCCTACTCTGTGCGGAACTCGTACACCGCGGAAGCCGGGTCCCTTGATATCAGCTCGAGGAGCACGTACGCGGTGCCGTCTACGGTGGCGACGTCGTTCACCTCCGGCGCCGCGCCGCCGGACACGGACGCGCCCAGGATGGTGACGATGGACATTGGCTCCCTGCCGACCTGGCCCTGCCGCCTCGCGTCCCTCCTCTCCACGAAGCCCCGGAAGGAGTGGCTCGCCGTGGTCGGGTTCGTCCCGGCCGTGAGCTGCCCGCCCGTGCGCGAGCCCGGGGTGCTCTTCGTCAGCGTGCCGGGCCTCAGGTCACCGGCGGCGGCGATGCTGTCCGCCACGACCGCCGCGATATCTATGCCGAATAACTCTGCCATGCGTCAGTCCTCACGGGAAGCCGCTGTCGCGGCCCCACTGGTCTATGTCCCCGAACGTGCTCTCGACCGGGCACCCGTCGTCGTCCTCGTTGCCGCTAACGAGCGCGCCGAGGCTCGCGCTGGACGAGAACGACGCCAGGAACTGGCTGACGAGGACGAACGCCGTCTCGTCCTGCAGGACCTTACCCTCCGTGCGGCGGAAGAACTCCACCGCGGCGGAGCCCGCCTTGACGGACCTCGTGTTCTGCGCCGACGTGCCCGCGTCCGCGACCGACGCCTTGAGCTCGATCGAGCCCGCCAGGATTATGCACGCGTTCTCGACCTCCTTCGGCACCTCGGTCGTGCTCGTCGCCGTGCCGTCGGCGTACGTTACGCCTGTGCGCGGCCACGCGTCCTCCTGCGACGCGCCGCCGGCCTTGCCGCCCGACCAGTTGAGCAGGTCGAGCCGCCGCGTCGCGGCGACCAGCCTCGCGCCCCTCTGGTCCACGGTCAGCAGGGTCCATGCCGCGCCGCGGACCGGGTCCACGGCGAGGTAGGGATCGGCCTCGGCGACGGAGGCGTAGCTCGCGTAGCCGACGGCGGAGATGGTTATCGTGGATATCGTCACGTCAGGCTCTCCTGCGCACCACCAGGGCCTTG